CTATGCGGTGGGCTCTTTCTCAACTATCCGCAACAGGCCTTCAGGCTCACCAATGGAGACGTTATTGCAGAAATCCTGCACATCCGCCTCTATGGGAGCATTTCTGCCGTATGCCGCAGCAAGCTGGTTCAGTGCCGCAAAGGCCTGTTCAGAGTCGGAAAGAATCGCCATGTATTCAGGCTTAATGATGGTGCTAGCCATGCTGTGTGTAGCAGGCGCAGTCCCATCAGGGGAAAGCAGGCATCCGCCAAAGGTATGCTCGCCGCCTGTATCTGGATCGAATATAGCGGCCACCCTGTTGGCCTGCTCTACGACCTGAACGGGTATAACAAGGATCACATCAACATAATCAGACATTACGGCTCTCTCTTGGATTCCAGATAATCGGTGATCGCACTTGTTTCTGGTCCTGTAAGGGCGCGGTCCACATAGATGACCTCATAGAGCTTGGCCACATGGGGTAGCTCAGTTTCTCCAGTGATGGTCTGGCCAGTGAGTATCGTCACCCCTGAATGATCGGCATAGGCCACAGTCGCATCGGCTCCCAGGTCCGGGAAATCGACGACAAGAGCATCATCAACAAGATCATCTTCAACCCAATGATATGTCCCATCGGTACGATATTTTGGCTTCTGTGCTGTAGTTGACTGAGACGCATGGTTGCCCTTTATCTCCTGAATAGTGCAATCCATCACTACAGAATATTCCGTGGTTCCATCCATAAACACTTGGAGCACGCCCGGGTTTCCGGGAGGAAGATAAAATGATAATTCTTGGGTAAAGTCATCTCCCTGTGAGCTTCTGTATACAAAGCCCACGCCGCCCACAGTGGAGCCTACGCCGAAGATAGATTCGGCATCCCCGGTAAACGTGTGCGTTACCTTGCGCCAATAGGGCTTGCTGTCCATCGACCATTGGTACCGGGGGTGGCTAGAAGAGGTGCCTACTGATCCGTTAGACAAAGTTCCTGTGCCTGAATCCCATGCGCCACTAGAGCCGCCACTGTCGGAGATAGAAGGCGCCGCGTAGCCTGAGAATTCATCAGGCCCAAGCTCCGCACCCTCTGAGGCATCAAGAAATAGCCCGATTACTTGGTTGTCTGCGCTTATGCTCAATGCACCGGGGGAGTCTTGGAATATATTTTCAATGTCAGAAGCCGCAAGCCATGCGCCCTGTTCTCCATTTGAGAACAGGGCGGCTGGGCTAAAGTAAGTGGCAAAGGAGCCTGTTGCCTTTGCTGCAGCCTGCGAATCAGACCAAGCATAAGGGTAATAGGTGACTTCCTTGATTTTGGTCAATCCGCTATCGGATAGATGGCCGGGCTCAGCAGCAGTAAATGGGTCAACCGTAAACAAAACATCGCCATTGGCCCAGCACTTGCCGACGCCCGCACTGTAAACAAAAACCACATAGCCAGAACCTTCCAAAAGCTGGCCAAACCCAGAGCCAGGAATCGGCATTGATTTATCCAGATCAGCCTTAATGACCCAAGTGCCTGAGCTGGAATTAAAGTTCGGAATATCGTTGATAGCTGCGGTTTCTGACAGGCTCGCGTCCAGCAACAGGCCCTCGCCAACACCTTCGCTATAATTGAACCGAGGAACATCGGTGCCAGCTGTCTGAGTTTCACCATTGACGTCCTCGTAATCAGCAGGATCAGGGCGCGAAAAGTTGAACGCAATATCAAATGGAACGGTTTTAAGCGCCATTACACATCCTCCTGGAAATAGGACTGAGCTACAAAATCAGCGTAAAAGGTGGTTCCGATTAAGTCGGGGTGCAGGGACTGGATAAGAGCAATAATTCTGGACTCAGCCCCGGTGAAAGCATCAATGGCATTCTGCAGGGCCGTACTGTTTGGGTACTCGCCCTGCTCTACGCCGGTACCTGTTTGATTTTGGTACAGCTTCAGGGTGCCGCTATCGGACACCCAGAAGAATTCGGTGTCACTGGTGGCAGACTCTCCCGCCGCAATGCTTGGATAGATCGTTGCACCGGTTCCGGCAACGCCGCCAAGCTGGCCCAGCAGCCCTTGCAGCTTGCGCATTGCTCGGGTGAAGATCGCCGCCGTCTCAATGTCACCCTGAGCCATTTCTGGGATGCCATCGCTGGTGAAGTCACGCTGAACAGCATAGGCACCTGTCTTGCCGGTGCCGCCGTATGGCGCGGTCAGGGTTAGCTGGGTGTCACTGTCCACGCTGGCCACGTCATAGACCAGGTTCACGCCCGCCATGACGAAGCTGTCACCGGACTGAACATTGGCAAGCCACTGCGTCCCGGTTCCGGACACAGCTGCGCTGCCGTTCACCACCGTGGCGGTGCCCGCTTTATATTGAGCCATTGGGTACTCCGGTTATTCCTGCATGAAATAGAAATCGCTGAGGTGGGCTTCGGCTTCCATTGTTTTGTTGCCCGTTGTCTCCATCGAGACTTTTAAGGCGTCACCCGGATTGAAGTCATTAATTGTGTAGGTGCCGGTCAATGCAAAGGTTTCATTGCCTTCAGGTGTACTTACCGTTACTTCGTCATTTTCCAGATCAACAAAGCATTCAACCCCGTAGAACTGCCCAAGAGGTGCAACGATCACAGTCGTCCTCGGCACCACTACGGTCACTGTCGATATGGTTCGGGTTTCTGTAGTAATTCCCTGCCTTAGCCTTATTCTATGTGTTTCTGTCCATTCCCTATCATCACCAGAGCCTGAATAAACCCAGTCGCTTTCTATTTCATATTGGGCCTGACAGAAGTTGGCGCCACTGTCCCTGCATGAGAAAAGCTTCATGTTCATGACGGTATTAACGCTATCGCCACTTCCGTAGATGCCATTTGCAGCAGCACGGAAAGAGAAGCCCACCTTCATCCTGAAGTTTGAGCTAGCCTCCGCCTGATCAATAATGTAGCGAGGCGCGTAATGATAAAAATCGACCTTATCGCCATTTCCTGACGTCTCAAGCCAAAGGGAATACCTGCCTCTATTTAAAGCTGCACTACCCCCGCCAACCACGCTGAAATTGTCATCAGGCACAAATGCTGTGAGGAAGTTATCGTGAACATAGAGCTTCCTGCCGTTGTAGGAATCCACGCCTATTAGTGTGGTTTCCCGGCCAGCAGTAAAATCAGTCCCGTCAAATTTCAGGTACTTCTGATCGCCGTCACCAAAGTAGAAGGTGCCATCGTTTTCAATGAATGCCCGCCAGTTGGTGCCATCGTAATAGCCCAGGTGGGTGGCAGTGAGGTTCAGGCCAGCAGTGGGCGTATCGCCAAGCCGTGACGGTATGTTTTGCAGGTTGCTGGACCAGTCAGCGCCGGCGGTGGCCGTATCGACCCATGCGCTACCATTCCAGCGCTTCATCACCTTGGTGGTGTCGTTGTACCAGAGGTCGCCAATGCCCTCAGCAGTCGGCGTGCTGGTGGCGAAGAAGGTGGTTACCTTGCCATCAGCGGTGGCTTGGGCATCTGATGCATCAGACAGAGCCTGTGATATTCCTGAATCCTGAGCATCTACCCATGTGGATCCGTTGAACCGGTAGGGGTGGTTCCCATCATCAGTATCAAACCAGAGATCGCCCTCACTCATGCCACTGGAAGGCTCGCCATTCTGATAGAAAGACTGAATTTTCCCGTCAGCAGTTGACTGAGCAGCCGCTGCAGCAGAAAGCGCCTGGTCTATGGCTGCGTCATGCACATCCTGCCAGGTACTGCCATTCCAACGATAAAGACGGTTCCCGTCATCTGTATCAACCCAGAGGTCACCCACGGTGCCAGCCACTGGCGCTCCGGTCTGGTAAAACGTGACAATTTTGCTGTCTGCCGTGCCCTGTGCTGCTGCTGCATCAGTAAGCGCCTGACCGATGCCCTGATCCTGAATCTCAACCCAGGTGCTGCCATCCCAGCGATAAAGTCGGTCGGTATCTGAATCCACCCAGAGATCACCAACACCATCAGCAGTTGGTGCACTGGCCTGGTAGAAGCTGGTTACCTTGCCATCTGCAGCCGCTTGGGCATCTGCTGCATCAGCTAGTGCCTGAGCCGCATCCGAAGATGCCTGGCCCAATTGTGAGTATTCAGAGCCATTGATGTCATTCAGCGAGTCCGGCTTGTCGCTCAGGTTGGCATAGCCGCTGCCCTCCGTAATGGTCACAGCGCCTGAGAACGCCGCAGAACCATCGCTGTAGACTGCAAACAGGGTGACCCCATCGTATTGGTAGGTGATCATCCCGGTTTTACTGTCCGCAGACTTCGGGCCAAGGGTGGCCACCGCATCGCCTACGACGCTTTCAACCTGTCCCGCAACGCTGATCTTCTCCGTGGCGGCCAGTGTGCCGGTGACGATCTTTGAGGCCGTCAGCTTCACGATTTTGGTGCCTTCGATGGCGTCATCTTCGAGATTCGCATCGATAAAGGCTTTGTCGGCGTCGGTTACCGTAGCCCAGGGGCTCAAGCCTTCGACCTCGCCGGCCGCAAGGCTCGGGGTGGTGACGCTGAATTCCTGGCTCATGGTGCCCTGTCCGAAGGCGTCATAGGTGGCGAAACGAAGGAAGTATTCGGTGTTGTCAGCCAGACCGGCAATGATTACTGGCCCGCCGTAGGCTTGCGCCACTTGGTTGGCCGGGCCGGGTGTGAATCCTTCGCTCTGACTCAGCCAAACACGGGTTTCCTTGTAATCAAGGTCCTCCGGCGGTTCATAGTCGATCTGCAGAGAGCGGAAGCTGGCAGACACGGTTATTGCCTGTGGCAATCCCGGTGCCACGTTCTCCACGGCTAATTTCGCGGCCTGTGTGCTCAGTTGGTTCTGCCGCCCCCGGCAGTACACGCGGCACTCAAACGCACGCCACGCGCCAGCCTGACCCTGCTCCCGGGCATAGTCTTCGGCGTTCTTCTCGTAGGTGTAGACGAAAGCAGGATCAACGACCCATTCTGTCCGCACCAGGGATCCGCCCGCCCAGACTTCTACCTGGTAATCCTTGAAGTAAAGATCCAGAGAGCCACGGGAGGCCCCCAGCTGGCCCTCGCTGCCCATTTCCAGCCATTCGGTAACGCTGGTCTTGCGCCACACGAACTTGGCGTCACGGCCACCAAAAACGGCATCATTTCCCTGCTCAAAGAGTTCCAGGCCATGGACGTTGGGTGCCGGGACCACTTCGTCCACATCTTCATCGCCTGGATCGGCATTCAGAATCTTGGTGGTCGTGATTTCTTGGATCGGCGCATCAGGCACGACATTGCCGGACAGGGATACACCGCGCGCCCGGATCTCGTAGGTCTTCCCATCGCTGGGCACCACAAAGCCAACTTCCGGTGAAGCAGGCCCCACCTCAAACCAGCCCTGCTGGCCCTTTTCCCGGTACTCCACCAGAGCATACTTGTAGCTGCTAACGCCCGGCGGCTCTATGGCCACCTCAATGGTGGAAAGGTTGGCGTTGGCGCTACGCGGGGTGTTGGTCAGCTCGGCGACCGTTACCGAAACCGGGTTTTCTGTCTCTTCCGGAATATCCGGGGTTACCGGGATTGATCCTGTCAGCTGGTGGATAACATAGGCTGACTGCCAGACGTTCAGGGCAGTTGGCTGAGGGCTGAGCAGCGGAGAGAGAATGTCGTTATCGCCCTGTTCATAGTAGCGATACACGCCAGGTAAGGGGGCTCCCATAAAGCCCAGCTGGTTACTGCCTCTGACACCCTGGAACCCTGGTACTGGCGCTTCACCGAAAAAAGCCAGAAAGTTGGAATCCGTTAAATCGCCGGGAATGGCGGTCTCGCCATCCATAACGAAATATAGAGCCCCAGGCCCGCCAGGGGCCCCTGTGCCAGGATAGGCTTTCGCCCAGCTTGTTGCTTGATAGAAATTCGGCGGTGCAGCTGCGTCACCGCCAGAAAGGTCAATCAGGCCATTGTCGCCTATCGCGAAGCCCCTGCAGATGATGGCCAAACCTGCGCCTGAGTTGCCGCCATCTGTTCCAGGGCCGAGATAGGTCAGACCATCACTCGAGAGCTGTGGAGCTGGCAACTTTGAGACACAGCCGCCTCCATGGCCGCTTCCGCCCCAGAGGTAGTCTGGCAGTCCCTTAAGCGACCCATCGGAGGCATCCAGGCCAGCCCTCGCGGCGCTGATGACAACACCGCCTATCGGCTCCAGACTTGAGAATGAACCCGGCAGATCGAAGCTGTAGACGCCACTTTCAAATCTGTTGAAAGCCGAAGAATAAACCCACCGGTAATCATCAAAGTTGTTGGTTTGCCAGATTACCCCATCAGGCTGTGGCATTGATTCCGCACGGAGGTAACCAGGGAGGCCCTTGTTGGCGACCTCCCATTTGACGTATTTGGCCAAATAGGTCGGGTCGACCGTGATCTGATCGATGCCGGCACCGCCTGCCTGGCCCTTTCCGCGACCATCAATGGTGCCGTTGTTCTGGAAATAGCCAGCAACCCGAAGCTGCACGTTTTTGGTTAGAGTGACCGTTACGCCGCCGTCAATGGTCAGATCTTCGGGACACCAGTAGATGGCCGTATCATCAGCAATTGAGGCATGCCCGGCCAGCGTGATGTCTGCCGTAATTCTCCGCTCGCCGGCCTCTTCAAGCACAGCGCCAGGGAAGTTGGCCGCACTGATCTCGGTGCCTTCGCTCTGATACCAGCTGAGCGGTAACGCTGAGCCAAACTGGTCCACCGGCAATTCGCTGGCCCGCTGACTGGAGCCAAACAGATCAACCGTGACCTTGCCGGTTTGCCAATCCACCTTGACCTGCTGAACCTCGAAGTTACGGTTCAGGGTCACGTCCACCTGGTCGGTGCTGTAGTCCTTAACTCCGGCCAGATTGACCCGGACAATATCGCCCACTTCCAGGTCGTTGTTCTCAGGGGAAAGCTCAAGGGAAGTGCGCAAAGGCGGGCCAGCGTAGCGATCACGGAGGCTGTCGAGGATGTTCTTGATGGTGGTATAGGTGTGGCGCTCCGCTGTCAGTCCACGAAACTCAATTTCCAGTGTCTCGGACTGGCCATTTCGCTTGATGGAGCCGGAATCAAGCAGCCGATTTGCGCGGGTAAAGGCTTCCTTTCGCTGGTTCCAGTTCCAGAAGACCAGGATGTCGTTAATCATCCCACCCATGTCATGCTTCAGAGTGGCGGGGCTGAGCACATTGCCCTCGTTCAACTCTCGCACGTAACCGCTTTGGGAGGGAATCAGGGTCATACGACGCAGGCCAAGCTGCCCATCTGAATAGATAGGCGGGTAGCATCCCATAAGCCGGAAAACCTGCTCTTCTACGAACTTCTTACCGCTCTCCTTGTCCACGCCAGAAAGCTGAACAGAAAGACCCGCATCAAAATCATTCAGATCCCAAAGGTCAGGGCCGATATTCAGGTATTCCGATGTGCGGATGAACTCAGGCCCAACACCCATGTGCCAGTGTTCTGGCAGGTATTCACCCGGGTAGCCGTAAATTGAGCCCGTCAGCAGCGCATAGGCCAGCATCGGCGCCGGCATGTCCAGGTACACGTATTCGGTCACCTTGGGGGCATTGTCGCGCTTTTCGTCTGGGTCTACCTCGATGGCCAATGGCGTCGTGCCCAGAACGCCCCTGGTGACCTGCTTCAGGGTGTTGGTGCTTTCGTCAATCTCCTCCGCCATGGCGATTTCAAAGGCGTCGTTTTCACCTTCAAGGCGCACCAAGCAGATGCTTTTCCCGCTGGCCAGGGTGCGGCCAGACGGGCTAACAGGCTGTTTCACCAGCTTCAGGCCGTTCACGGAGTAAACCTCGATCTCCGTGGCGTCAGCATCCAGCGAGGCGCTGAGCGTGGTTTCCTTCAGGACAAAGATGTCATCTCGCATCTGGCGCTGAATATCAGCACACTTGAAGGTGTATTCCTGCTCTTTGTAAGAGGCACCCTGGATCAGCTGGGTCTGCACAAGCGTGAAGGAAGACCAGGAGAGGCCAGCAAACCCCGCGTAATAGCGAACCCGCTTGTTCCGCAGACCCTTATCGTCGTTCAACTTGGCCTGCTGCAGCTCGGTCAGACCCTCATCCGCAATTCGGATGGTCATGGAGCCAATCTTGCTGTTGGCCTTGTCCGGGTCCAGCTTCTGGCTGGTGCTGTCCACCCGGGTCAGCACGCCATCGGTCACATTGGCGCCAGAAAGCCCTTCTATCGGGTGGCTGGTGAAGTAGTGGTAATCCTCTCCCCCGAAGTCGAATTCGATAACGAAACGCGGTTCCCGGACAGCTTCTGTGTTCAGAGAGCCAAAGGCGCTGTTATGCGTTCTCATCGAATACCTTCACTTGCCATGAATAGGAGTAGAACCCAGCGGAATTAACCAGCCTTTTGGCAGGATTGCCGCGTAATTTGTAGCTAACCGGGGCAACCGGGCTGCCTGGCTCCCCCATCAGGTCCAGGGTGAACGGCTCGCCGGCGGCCACGGACATCAGGAACTCACGCATCTGGGCAAGCAGCGTCACATCATCAATGGCCACCGTGCTGAAGCTGTCCCGCTCTTCAATGCGATAGAAAGTGGTGAAATCCTTGCCAGACAGCGTGGTGAGGGTGTTTTCCTCGCGGTCAAACGATGGAGACACGCTCTCGATTCCCACTTCCATCTCGTAGGCTTCACCGGCAGTGTGGCCCGAAATGACGCCTCGCCTTGCCGTGTAAATGATTACCGCCATGCTTTCTCCGGGCATAAAAAAACCCGCCGAAGCGGGTTTCTTGGTATTGGGTTCTGTTTACTGCTTCCTAAAGTAATCCTCGCAATGCGGCGCGGCCAACCTTAGCGATTCATCTCTAACGAAATCCGATGCGTGATCTTCATCGCCCAGCGGCGTCACAGTAATTCCCTTGGCTGATTTATCCACCATGGCGTATGAGCCGTCAGAAAAATAAAGCCTTCCCTGGCTGTATTTCGCCTTACCAACCGCGTCGCGATGATTCCACGAGTGACAGGTATCAACATAACCATCCGCCGCGATATGCATCGTCATAACGTATGGCCCTAG